ACTGCCTCTTTGAACTTGCCATCGCTCAGGTTTTTGACGTTGGCTAGTGACCCTAAAAGATCCTTCGCTTGATTGAATGTTAGCCCACGTAGCATTGCATCCTCGACACCTGCTTTGCCAAATGCACCAAAGGCAGACGTAATGACGCCAGTGATCATACCGCTCGTCATAGCAGCACCCAGAGCGCGGTCATGGATATCTTCATCAGTAAGTCCGAGCTCTTGTTGCTTTTTCTTGAGTGCAAGCGACACGCTGCCATATGTGCCCGCGCCAGATCGCGTAGCAGCAGGGATGAACGATGCGGCCGAAGTTCCAATACGCTGTGCGATAAGACTGTTGTATCCCTTGATAGCAGCAAGCGCTCCTTCTCCAGTAACTTTCTTAGCAGACTCTTTGATAAGTCCAGCGGCGATGATTCGTTTAGATGCAATCTCTGCTGTCTCACCTGCGGCAACTCTGAAAGCTCCTTTGGTTAGACCTTTGATCATACCCTTCATAGTAAGTCGAGCCCCCTGTTTTGCTGCTACATATGCCGCTCCTCCGACTCCCGCAAGGGGTGCTGTAATAGTAGATAACAAAGCAGTGGCACTTATGTCTACGACGAGTGGCACAAGGGCTTCCGCCATGTCTTGTCCGAAACCCATTTTCTGGCCAAACATCTCGGCGACCTCGCGACGATCTGCATTGTCTTGTGCTATTTGGGTTAGAGCATCAGCAGACCAGTCATTGCCCGCAGCAGTCAATACTCCTAATACAGGAAGGGCGATACCTGATACAAAAGACATTCCAACACCTTTAGATCTTTCGACAAAGTTGTCATAGTTATCGTTGTCTTTTAGGAATTTATCAAAAATTTCGTAGTTCGCTTTGCCTTGTTGACGCCCTTCGATGACTGCGAGATTCCATTTATCTTCGCTACCTGTCCGACGAAATAATTTATCAGCATTATTAAAATTTTCTGTGAGCGCTGTTATCCGTTCAGCTTGAAGTTTTTTGCGGTCGTTAGCACTAAGATCTGGTCGAGCCTCGATGGTTTTGTTGAATAGATTTTCGTTCATCAACGCCGCTGGTTGCATGACGGTCGTGCCTAAAGCGGTCTTGCGAATATTTTTTCCGTATTCACCTTCTTCATCATGTAGGATAAACTTCCCTTTTCGTGATGCATTCTCGATGGCGATTTCTTTGATCAGCGTATCTACATCATCAGGACTAACAGAACCTTTTTCAAAAACTCCAGAGTCTTCAAGCGATTTGGTAATCGATCCTCTGAAGAATTCCATGTTCTCTCTGGTCAGGCTATCAAAAGCCTTACGAGCATTATAGTCTTCATCTGCCTTCTTGGCAGCAGACTCAGAAAATAGTCCAATGGTTTTGGCGGCTACCAAACCGATATCTTTTCCAAGCTCGTCTAGTCTATACGATAACTCATCTCCTGTATCATACTCTTGTAGAGCAACTCTAGATCCGAGGGCATCTACGGTCGACTGGATAGTCTTGTCTTTTTTGGCAAGCTCCGACAAGACTTCTGCCATTTCGGCCACACGGTTTATCTTGTAGCGAGCTACAGTCGAACCCTCTGGAATCGTCAATTCATCCTGAGCTACATAGGCATCTGCCAAAGTTACACCTGCTACGCGAGAAGCCTTGATCGCTTCATTCAGGTTCATCGAAGAAGCTAGATCGCCGGTCTTAAGTCGGCGCTCTCCATTGTCATCTTCGAAGACCGCGAATGGGATCTTGTTGTTGTTGACCGCTTGAATCTTGGCATCATTGAAGCGATTCAGGATGACATTATTTGCTACCTCTTTGAGCTCAGCATGCTTGGCCATTGTCTCCTCGGTAATACCGTAGGGGCTACCCTGCTTTACGACTTTATCAATCGAGTTGAATTCGACAAGAGCATCGCGATCAGGGTCGTCGTAGCCAAGGTTTGAAATAGTGAACTTGAGTTTATCATCGAACTCGGGCTCAACATTTTGTTGAGAGACGAGGTAATTAAATTTTTCTACGTCACCCTCTTCCAAAAGCTTAGCCGCTACTAGCGACCCATAAAGCCCTTGTTGGATGTTGTTCTCAACTTCCACAGTGATAGGTGCATTGGCGTCCAGACGTGTCTGGCGCATGTAATCTGCGTAGCCTATTCGAAGCTGCACGGGATCTTGATCTGCCTTATCTGCTGACCATTCGCTGAATGGGGTATAAGTAGGTTCTGTGGAAGTCGGAGATTTAGTTGCTCCGATCAAGGATTTTGGAACGATAGTAGTAGTTGGGTCAGTCATAGCTGAGGATGTAATGTTTTTGGGAAAAGTCTATTTAAGAGCCGAAGCCCTTTTCTTCTGCTGAAACAGGTTTGGGCGGGGAAAGCGAATATGTAGAAAGTCCAGAGTATACTTTGTTTGATACATCTCTATACAGTTGCTGGTCAGAAGCAGGGATACTCTCTGGCTTCATTGTTGGATTTAGCACGAGCCACATTTGCTGCAATCGCATACGCTCAGACTCTGCGAGGCTGAGATTGGTCGCTCTAGTATTTTCTGCGTTTTGCTCTGACTGAATTTGTTCTGGAGTTTTTTCTACCGTAGTCGAGGGCGCTTGATATTCGTCACCTTTTGCGCGACCCATAGAGCGGATTACAGTCTCAAAATTTTGGAACAATCCGAGTTGTGATTTACGGATGTTCTCAGATTGTTCATATTCGGCTTGTAATTTCTTGGACTCTTGCTCAGCACGTTTCTCTTCTTGACTACGCTGGCCAAGCTTTTGATATGCTGTGTTGATGTCTACAGTGTCTCGGGTTGCGGGATCAGTCAGAGTCTTAATGAGGTCAGTATCACCGATTTGAATAGCCGAGCTGATAACAGACAATCTCTTTTGCTCATCCGTAGCGGACTGCTGTTTTTTGTCTTGATCGATTCCTTGTAGCGAAGCGACCTGTTTATTAGCGCCACTAAGCAAAGTGGCTACGCTTGGGTTATACGTAGCTAGGTTCGAATACTTCATGTTGAGTTTGCCAACTTCAAGCGCCTTAGTGTTTGAATCGAGCTTAGGATTGCTGAGGACAGAATCAAGTTCGGTCATTAACTCTGGCAACCGAGTATTCGTTTCAGATTTCATTTTCGCTGTTCTCTTGGCTTCTTCAAGCTGGAGTCTTTGCATCTCATAGGCATCCTCAGATTCTACCATATTGAGCATGTCTTTCTGTAGCTGCCGCTGCTTCGTTTCGATAGGCTCGATTTCTCGTGCATATCTAGTATCTAGCTGTTGGCGCTGTAAACGCGACATTCCGCTCGCGGGGAAAAACGTCGAGCGGAGTGGTGCAATGTCAGATGCATATGAAAATTCAGCCATAATTTTAAGTAGAAATCAATTAGATTGGAAGGGTATTAGCCGAACCCATTTCCTTTTGCATACGCATACGCATATACTGGTCGAAGATATCTTCGGTCTTTTTCTTGTCGTATTCCTTGGCGTCTCGTTCCATGTCCATAAAAGCCATGCGATTACGCTGCTCTTGAGTTGTAAGGTTTGGAGTGCCGAGGCGCTCCAATTCAGCCATACTTGCCATCTGTGCTGCTTGGGCAGTAAAGCCTTTGCGGCGGAGTCGGCGGGAAGCGCGGTTCATTTTTGTCCACTCTGGTGCAATAGGCTGTGGAGTTTTCCGCAGTGAGCTACCAGACCCAAGTTGGTAATTGGGATCTTGCATTTGCTCTTGTGCACCCAGAAGATCACCTGCTTCTCTACGTAGCAAGACTTCGCGACCTTTCATTTGTTCGCGAAATGGTTGGTCTTGGTCAACATTAGGTTTAGCCCCTGCTGGATTAATATCGGTTTGAGGGACAGCAAGTTCTTTGCGCACTCGATCTGCTTCTTCCAGTAATCGCTTCTTTTCTTGAGCGGCAATAGCTCGTGGGTCAAATGGAAGAACTTTTTTCTCGTCCATTCTAGGCATCGTGGGAGCAAGAAAGTCAGAATAGGATAAAGATTGGAGTGCCATAATAGTCGATATTAATAAGAGGTGGGTTACCCTTACGTCATTTTGCGCTAATTGTCAACACTCAACTGAACCATGTTTCCTGTTTCCTGCATCCCGAATGTGTTACGGGATACAGGGTTAGTGGTGCTGTAATAAATTTCCCATACACTATAAAACTTTTCTTTAAGTCTATTGGTGCTGTAATAATTTATTACAGCACCACTACGTTATATAGAAAGTTTTTTTCCTCCTATAAATTTATTACAGCACCACTAGCTGAGGAACGCATTCGGGTTGTAGAGCGCTCTCTGGAGTGACTTGATCGAGATAGGTCGTTTATAACTCGTTGACTCTGAAGCCTTTGGGGGATCAATCGCCACGAGTCCTAACCGTTGGCGGGCACAATCGAGCGCCAAAAATGCAGCATCAGCCAAGTCAGGTGATCGTCCGAAGCGAGATTTGAACTCACCTTTTGACTCAATTTTAACCTTCAAGCTACTAGATTTGATAAGGTCATAGTTGCGAGCGCACATCTCTTGGGCGAGATCACTGTTGATTCCCGCGATCTGATGCGTCCTCATGAGCTCCTTTCCGACGAACCAGAGTTCACTGACACGGTTGGTGTAGAGTTCTTCACCCGTAAGTGAGGAGTTCATGCTCACCCGTTTGTCGGATGGTTTGCCGCCGAAACTCACCCGCAGAAAATTAGGTGACCACTCTCCAGCCAATACGTCACAGAACGGTGCGCCTGCACCTGTGCTATCTACTGCTACATTATCGGGCGTAATACCCAGCTTCTTACAGTGATCCATAATCTGGCGGACGATCTGGTAAGTTCGTGGAACAGCTTTGTTGGTAGCATCATCGTTCAAATGGATTGCTCGCTGGAACTCAAGGACGTATTGACCTGCCGAATTGTAACCGACTGACGCTACATACATAATAGTTCGGTCTCCACCATTGGTAAAGGCGGGGTCGATCCCAGCGACCAAGGTAGGTTTCTCAGCCCACTCGATGCCAGTCTTGAGAGCACCACTAGCAGACAGCTCTGCTTCGCTGTAGATACCTGTCGCTTCGTCGGAGTCAAAGAAGATGGCACGAACCATTCGCATGTAGCCACGAGATTCCGAACCGAGAAGCGCTTTGTCTTCATCGATCTTTTGCTGCGTAGGTAGCCAAGGGTATTTGTTTTCACCCAATACAATGTTAGGACTGCGCTCACCATCAAGTCGGATATACCTACCACCCCATTTGGTTCGCCACTCGTCATCGACTTGAGTGTCGACGGACTCCCATCCCTTTGTTGGTTCTGACCATACACCAAAGGCATCAAAGCGACTATTGGGGTTAGACATCCCGATCATCTGGAATGACGGGTTCTTCGAAAGGTTAGATAGACCTGCATTGAGAATAGCTTCGGACAACTCGGAAAGCTCATCACCAATCAAGATCACACGCTTCTGCTTAATACCGATGAACTTACCGATGGCCTCACGAGTCTTACTCTTCTCGGCCGCAATCAGTGAGAGTCCTGCTTTTTCGAACAGAATACCGTTCTCGTCTACGTAAGCTGCATTACCAATAGAGTCACGAATTTTGATAGGTGCAATATCTTCTATCACAGATAACAATGAAATGACCGAACCCCAAATACGTTTCCGTGCTTCACGCAGGGTGGTAGATGTCATGAGCACGAGGGTATCCCTTGGTCGAGATAACCAGTTGACGATCCCCCAAGCAGCCATGGTGTGGGACTTACCACTACTGGCACTCCCACCAATGGCAAGATACTTGTGGTCGATAGCTTCGCGAATCATACGCTCTGCCCAAGGATGGCGCACCATCATCGGCTCTGGTAGGTCTGGTCGATTCCACAGTTCATCACAGATACGCCAGAAGTAATACTCCTTGGCAATTGCTTTAGGATGGTTAGCAAATCCGAACAGCAAAGAGGTGATCAGACTAGTGGGTGGGATCATTAAACCACCCACATCCATCATCTTAGTAACGGGATCAATTTGAGGTTCAAGAATTTGCTTGCGTTTAGTGGTATCTTCCGACATAGTGACAGGGACTTCCCGCACCATAATGGCTTTCAAGAAAAAAGTAAATAGCGATATTGATAAAGCAGCAGAGGACATAAACCGCGAGAGCGCGGTCAAACGTGCCCTAGAGCTTTATCACCAAGGTATGCCCAATGCGTCTATTGCACGGGACATAGGTGTCCATCCCAACACACTTAGAACGTGGCTGCGTATTGCTGGAATCAAAGCAAAGCTGCCGCCTAATATGGAAAAGGCGCGGAGGGAAAAAGAGGCAGCCGAGTCAAAGGACGAGTTGCAATCACAGCTTGAGGACAATCTCAACAATGTAACTACCACGGCTATCACCGATGCCAAGCTCAATGCATCACTCGAAGAGGACAGGGTGCTTGCAAACATTGCCGATGCCCAAGGTAGTGCAGCAGACAAGTATCAGCACTACGTTGCAGCGGCAGGTATTAAGCTCTTGCGGGACAGCATCCGTGGGCTCAAGCCACCCAAGACAATTCGAGAGCTCAGCGAGCTTGATCAGTTGATTCGGCGCAACCTCGGGCTGAATGCAAAGACGGGTGGTGGCACTAGTAAACTATCAATTGACATCTCAATTCTCAACAACGGTGCAGCTGATAAAGGTAATGGCACTGTCAAGAGCATGAAGAATCAGATTATCGATGCCGAGATGGCCGATGATGAATGTGAAGAATAATGAATTTATTCTTGTCAGTTTATTTTTTACGAGTATATTTCACCACATGTTTGCCAACCGAGCACCTGTGATGTCACCTGAATTCATTCTTCGGAATGATGACGGACGTGAACCATCCTTCGGCACTTCAAAGGCAGACGGCCTTTGGTATCGAGTGATACCAGAGAACATGCGCGAGGTTCGATACATCCAATGTTTGCCAAAAAACATTAAACTGCTCACACCAGCCAGCGGACATGGCGTATTGATTCGAGCAGATTCTCTCCCAATTTAGCCTATTTTAGCCCATTTTGAGCATAAATATGCCCAGATGTGCAGCTTTTTTGTTTATCTGATTATGAATACTGAAACACTACTACAACTACACAAAACGACCTGCGCCAAATGTTACGCAGTCATGCAGAAAAAGAACAACGATTATAGCGGAGGGCTGACTAGCGATGATGCCCTTGCTAATTTCAAGATGTCGAGCACACTAGGGATGCCCCCAGTCATGGGTCTCTTGCTCCGCATTCAAGACAAGATGATGCGTATCAAAACATTCGCAACTGATGGCTCTTTGAATGTAGCTGACGAATCAGTTTATGATGCCTTCGAAGACATCATTAACTATGCGATTCTTGGTAAAGCGCTCATGATCGAGAATCGGGAGGACTCTACGAATAAGCAAACTACGCCATCAAATAAGCATAGTGAAGCAACTATAGCGGGTGCAGCTAACCCAAAAGTGAGAGCTGTTCCAAATAACATCATCGCCAAAGCAATCGATATATTTGCATCTGGGTTTATTTATTTCGGTGAAGTTCACTATTTTTGTGAGGCGCTTAGCAAGATTACACTTTTCATAACTGAAGAAGAGGTGAACAAAAGCATTGAGATCTGCGAGATCCCTAGTGATAAAGGAGATGACTACATCCTTGTTGCAGTGAAAAAAGATTCTCAACTTTACATTGCTCTTGGTGGCGATGGTCAAACGATGTCAGTATGATCATAGGAATCGACAACGGTCTCGATGGTGGGTTGTGTGCTATCTCGCAGCATGATGGAAGTATCATCGCGAAAGCACCAATGCCTACCCTTGTTTACAAAAAGAAACGAGAAGTAGACCCGAAGCGAATCCACACATGGATCATGGATCTCAATACCCCATGCGTGATCGCGATTGAAGAACCACTCAATCACGCTCGATCATCGCAGGCTATGAGATCCATGGCCATTAGCTTTGGAAAAATTATAGGGATGTCCGAATGCAAAAATATCCCGATCAAGAGAATTGAGGTGCGCGACTGGCAGAAAGCGATGCTTGGTAAAGTTCCAAAGGGCTATACCAAAATAGCCGCGCTTTTAACTGCAGATAAATTATCTCCCAAACAAGACTGGCTGGCGACTCCGCGATGCTCGACACCGCACGATGGGATGATCGATGCATTTCTCATCGCAAGATTTTATTTGACGAAACACAAATGATGGACTAAGAACTCGCTCCACATGAAGCAACACGTTAAAGAAATACTGATCGGGGAAACCCTAGTCGAGATCAAATCTCGGACAGATGAGCGCTATCCGTCTGGTTGGTCAGTTATCGCATTCACTCCTGAGCTGTCTATACGCAGCACCAAATTACACCGACCATCTGGGCGCACTGCATTCATCAATGCAATCCTTGGAGCGTGTAACATGAATGATGAGTCCCAGCAAAAGATCGGGGCCTTCCAGCGAGCTCTAATAGTTCTAATAAACGAGGCTACCTCGTAAACAGATCTCACCAAAAATGAAGAAAAAGAAAAAATGAAGACGTTATATCCTAAACAAAAAGAAGCGCACGACTTTTTTGTATCGTGCCTAAACCAGAACGTAAACACCTTAGACACCTCAGATGTAGGCACGGGCAAGACAATCGTCGCCTGCCACATTGCGAATACGCTAGGCAAACCGTTCTTCGTAATTTGCCCAAAGGCAGTGATCCCGTCATGGGAACGCGAAGCAGCAGCTTGTGGACTGAAGCCGTTGTTTGTAATGAATTACGAAAAACTTCGCACAGGTAAAACGCCATGGCTAACAAAGCGTGGTAAGAAAATATTCAGCTGGAAGCTACCAGAGGGTGCAGTTGGATTCATCGACGAGTGTCACAAGGCAAAGAATCCATACACGCAAAACGCGCAGATGGTAATTGCCCTGCACAAAGACAAGTTTCGGATACACTTGATGTCAGCTACATCGGCTAAAGACCCGACAGAAATGAGAGCAATTGGCTATGCTCTCGGGTTACACTCGCTGAATGAGGCGAAAGCACCACTCAAAAGCTGGTATGGCTGGATGATGGAGCATGGTTGTTTGCAAAATGAATGGGGTGCATGGGAGCTACGCAAGCGTGACAAGCTTAAACTTCTGCGCGATAAGCTCTACAACCGCAACGCGAAACGACTTACTGTCGAGGACTTCCCAGATTCGTTCCGCAAGAACAGGGTCTTTGTTGAGAACATTGAGTTTTCCAACCTCAGCAAAATACACGCAGCCTACAAGAGTCTCAACATTACACCAGAGATCATCGAGCGATACATCGAGCTAGGCACAGTAGAAGACAGTGAGCACGTCCTCGTGAACCTGCTTCGAGCCAGACAGCTCGCCGAGTCATTCAAGGTGAACGACATAGCCGAAATGGTGTCCGAGCTCTTACTAGAACAGGTAAGTGTTGTTGTCTTTATGAACTTCCGCGAGACTGCCGAGGCGCTTGCACTTGCGCTACATTGCGAAAAGATCGTTGGTGGACAGTCGGCTGCCGAGAGACAGAAGATCATTGATGACTTCCAATCCGATAAGACGAATGTGATTGTCGTCAACATCGCTGCTGGTGGCACAGGCATTAGCCTGCACGACCTGAACGGAAACAGATCACGGGTATCCTTGATTTGCCCCACGTTCAACGACAAAGACTACATGCAAGCACTCGGCCGTATCCACCGCAATGGTGCAAAAAGTGATGCCGTGCAAAAGATTTTAGTTGCCAACGGGACAGTCGAAGAAGTAGTCATTGAGTCCATCCAGAAAAAGATCGCCAACCATAACATGCTTCACGGGCAATAAGCAAAACACTAACAAATATGAAATTGATCAAAAAAGGAAAACTACCACGAATATGGCGCGGATCCTGTCGCAAATGCCAAGCGGAATTTGAAGACACCGAAGCCCATGTCAGAGAAGGAAAAACAGAAAGCTGCCCGAGAGAACGGTATGGATTTGCACACAGGGATTGTCCCGAATGTGGTGCAAAAGCAGGTAACGCAGTCATTCTATATCCTATTGACTAACCAACCCAGTAATTATGAGTATTGAAAACATAAACCACACAGATAGAGGCCATGCCGAATTTTCGCCATCGAGCCTGAAGTATGTAGCCCAGTGCGCAGGATACCAAGGCAAAAGCGGAAATTCAGCAGCCTCCGAAATGGGGACGCGCATCCACGAAGCATTGGAAGTCAGAGACCCCTCTGCACTGCACAGCCAACAGGAAGTAGAAATATACCAGCAGATCGTTGAGATGGAGGCTGAGTTCATGTCGAACTTTGATGTAATATCGGAGGAGCTCAACGAAATCCAAGTCACTGTAGAATTGATCGGAACTAAAACATGGGGAACATGTGATCGTCTGTTGATTCTCGGAGATGGCAGCGAAGCAGTAATGGCTGACTACAAAACAGGTATCTCGATTATCGATCCGCCAGATAAGAACTTCCAAGCTAAGGCCTATACCATTGGAGCTTTCCAAAAATACCCGCAGCTGAATAAGATCGTATTCGTGTTCTACGTCCCGCAGCACAACCAATCGTTACATCATACATTCACTCGCTCAGACCTACCCAGCCTCGTGCAGGAGCTGAGCACTATTGTGACAACGGCAGAGCACGTGCGTCCGAAGTGGGCGAAAGGAACGATGGATATCGATGATTGCACACCGAGCCAATATTGTCGCTTCTGCAAACATGAAGATGGTTGTCCTGCGCTCGGCGGATTGAGTATTGCTGTTGCCAAGAAAATCATTGCTGGTTCCAAGAAAATCAACAGTTCGCTACCAGACGTCGACTTATCAGATCTTGAGAATACAAAACACTTACCTGAGCTGTATCATATCGCCAATATCGTGGAGAACTGGGCTGATGCCGTTAAAAAGCGCACACTCGCTGCGCTCAAAAATGGCGAATCGTTAGAGGGGCTCAAGCTGCGCTCAATGGGTAAAGTCAAGTCTGTTACGGACAATGCTACTCTAATCGAAATCGCCAAAGAGTGCGGAGTCGATATGGAAGACATCATCAAAGAAGCAAATTTCCCACTCGGAAAAATAGCGAAAGCTGTAGGCTCTTTGGGGGTCGGAAAAAATAAAAAAGAAAAAGAAGAAAAATTTCTTGACGCCTGCCAAGATGCGGGTATTGTCGCGCTCTCCGACGAACGATTCACAATCGCAAGTCTGAACTAAACCAATAACACCAAACTAATAACACATATGTCTAAAGACAATAATACCGCTGAAGCGGACACGCAGGTTGCAGAAATCGCTGCAAAAAACACAGCACTGAGCACTACCGTAAACGGAGGAATGCAAATTGATGCAGAAGATATCGATATCCCACGCATCAATGTAATCCAAAAGATGAGTCAGATTGATGCCCCTGTTGGCTCAATTGTCGTCAACAAAACGGATGTCGTCGCTCTTGCTGATCAACCCGTAGAAGTCATTGTGGCTTCTGCTCAAAAAGGCTGGAGACAAGACATTCCCTTTGAAGAGGAAACTGTCCCACAAATCGCATGGTCGAAAGAACGCGCTGATGCTATTGCACTTGAGGGTGAATATGAGATGATCGAGTTCGCTGAGATCACGATGCTCATCAAACAACCTGAAGGCAATACTGATGACGATGCTTATCCATTCCCAATCGGTGGTGGTAACTACGCAATTGGTCGCATCAACGTCTCCAAGAATGCCTATCGCAGCACCTACAAATGCCTCGCGACTTTCGCAGCATTTAACAAAGGTGTTTCGTTGTCTGGTCGAATCTGGTCTCTCAAGAGTTCCAGCATGAGCAAAGGCAAATACAGTTGGTTCAGCCCATCGCTGACTATCACCAAGAATACACCAGAGCCAGAAGTTCTAGAATTCTTAGCTAGCTTCGGTGGATAATAACTTAACCAATAGAGTCTGAAATTATGTCGCAAGAAGAAAAAGCAAAAATCATCGCTGGCGAGATTGCACAAGTCGAAGCACAGCTTAACGAGATGAATAAGCAGAAACAACAACTGCAACAAATCATCTCTACATTTGAAGTTATTCGCGAAACCTATCAAGCATTCCTTGATAGCACAAATGCAGAACAACTCCCAGA